CCCTGATCGGTCAGGAAAACACACTTGTCGTCGATGCCGTCGCCAGCATCGATGCTCCATGTGAACCCGCACAACAGCTTGCCGCCTTTCGTCGCGGCGCCCGCCAGCGGGATCTGCTTGATCTGGCCCTGATAGGCATTGGTCGGCAGGTACCACGCGTTCATGGTGCCGCCTTCGATGAAATAGTAGCGGCCGCGGTACTTCCAGACATAGGTCAGGTTGTGACCGGTCGCGCAGGACGGCGGCGGCGTGATGGCGGGGTCGGTGGTGATCTGGCTGGCGTTGAACGTCGTCCACGTCGTGCCGTCGAAGTGCAGGATGTAATCGCCGCCCTCGTTGCAGACCAGCATGTGGTCGCCGCTCTGGTTGGCGAGTTGACTGGCGACATAGTTGCCGGAGGTCTGGCCGCTCTTGACCAAGACAGGTGTCGCGCTCGTGACGTTGTACAGCTTGGTCGCGTTGCCCGCGAACATATACTGGTTGTTGATGCCGCTGACGTACTGGAACATCGAGATGACCGGCGTGGTCTCCGGCAGCTGCGCCCACGTCTTGCAGCCGCCGCGAACGGCGAGCCCCTTCATGGTCGGCCGCCAGTTGTCGAGCACCAGCGCGGCGCCCGGCTGCATGAAGCTCTCGTTCTCGGTCATCACGAGGCCGCGCGTCGGCGCAGGCAACGTCACGGTTTGCAGCTGCTGCGCCACCTGCGGCGGAACGGCCGCGCGGCGAAAGGCCCTGTAGGTGGCTTGGTTCATGTCGGCACCGGCCACGGATAGGCGACACTGACGTTACCCGGCATCGCGCGGCGCCCTGAGATGATCGGCGCCGGGCTGTCGTGGCCCATCGCGATCGCCAGCGCGTCGCTGTAGGTTCCCATGTCCTCCGCGTAGCTGGTGCCCTTGTTTGCTTTCCATTGCCACACCATGCCCAACTTCAGGAGACGTTCATCGAGCCGGAAGCTGTCGGTATCAGCGAGGAAGCTGTCGCCGTTGCCGCCACTGGTCAGCGCGACGCAGTTCTTTTCCATGTAGGCGAAGTAGGCGCTCTGCCCGGTTGGCATGGTTGGTGCGATCAGCATCTGGCCACCGAGGAGCGTCCATTCGCCCGCGCTGTCGTACCAGTTCTGCGCGCGACGGTTCAGCCACTCGTCGGTGTCGGGCACGAAGCGCATCGGATACTGCGTCTGCGTCGAACGCCAGACATTGCTGGTGAGCAGCATGCGCTTGTAGTCGGCCGCCAGCGGGAAGCCGGTCTTGACGCCGTCACCAGCGTAGGTCTGGGTCTTGCGAAACAGCGTCCAGTCGCGGGTGTCGTAGCTGATGCGCTGCGCCATCTCATTCGCCAGCGCGAGCATCTCCTGCATGGTCCGGTTGGCGGCGATGTTGAGCGTCACGGATGTCGGCACGGTAACGCCGACCACCGCGCAGACGTCCTTCACGACCGTCAACAGGCTCATGTCAGTATCCCCACCAAGGCAATCGCCAACAGCAGCGCCACGATGATCGCGATCGCGATAATGTGCTGCGGCCGGGTGGCCCAGAGTGTCATGCTACGCCGCCTTGTCCGGCCGCACGCTGGCGGCCATTCGCGTGAGCGTCTTGCGGTTCAGCGCGCCGTGCGGCGCCTGCCCCGAGTTGACCGTGATGTACTCGCGCAGCTGTTCGAGCGACATCGCCTCGAACTCGTTGTCGTCGTCGGCCTTGCCGGTGAGCTGCTTGCGCCGCTCGTAATCCTCCTCGAGGATGGCGTTGCGCGCCTTCAACGCCTCCAGCTCCGCCAGCATCTGCATGTTCGGCGCCGAGGTCTTGGTCTCCTCAATGAAGGCCTCCGCGCTGTTCTTCATTTCTCTGCCACCGGGGCCCAAGTTCTTCAATTCAACGCCCTCGATCGCGGCGAGCTGCTCGACCGTGTAGACGTTCTGCGCGCGCAGCTCGGCACGCCTCCCTTCAGAGAGAAACGGCACGAAGTCGAGCGGCGTGCCGGACTTGGTCTGAGTGGCGTTGGCCTTGAACTGGCGGTACTGGTGCGCGAAGCGTTCGGCGTAGGACTGCTTGGTCTGCTCGCCGGTGTAGGGATTGTCCAACCAGCGCGAGAACGCGTTCGCCGGGAACACCTTGACGTCCTTGTTGCCGGGCGCGCGGATCTCGCACACCTCGACGTCGTCATAGACAGGTCGGCCTTCGGCGAGCGTCTTGCCGTGGTTCTGGGTGGCGAGGTGCTTGAATACGACGACCAGCAGCTCGTCGGGGTCGCGATTAGCCATAAACGGTCCTTCCATGTCAGGTTGCATTGAGAAGTGGTCCGGGCCGCCTTCGCGGAAGGAAGGCGACTACCTACACGTTGGCGGCCCGGTTACTCAGCAGCTCGGGGCAGGGTGGCACTAAGCTGCCGGGTTGCTGTCGTACATTCTCCAGTTAAACAAGGGGTTTGTCATCGTAAGCTCACCCATCCAGCCAATGAATTGAGCGATCGCGTCCTTGTCGATTGGCATCTGACCGTCGCCGTCGAAGAGCTTATCGAAGTTGCGTGACGGGTGATAACGCAGCCGGAGCGTATCGGTGTTGATGCCGAACGTGGTGTTGGCCGGCATGTTGGACCCGATGCCGCCGTCGAGCACGATCTCGGCGCGCTTGCCGCCGCCGATGTATTCCAGCGCACTGAAGCCGAGCTTGCCGAGGCTCGTCTCGTTGTTCTGGCGTTGGATCGCGATCGTGGCCGCGTCGTAGGCCGCGTAGTGTTCCGGCGACATGATCAGGAGATCCGCGTAATCACGCCCGCGGCTTTGCTTGGTCATGACATAGTTCAACATCGGACGAACACTCGTCGACGTCACCTGCGTCTGGCCCGCGAAGAAGGAATGTGCGTCCCAGGTCGTGGTGCGCCAAATCGAGGCGTTGGCACGATCGATGCCGCCGTAAACGCCTGAGTTGGTGGTGATCGGTATGGCCGCGGCGAGGCCCGTGATCTGCTTGTTGCCGTTGGCGGTGCCGTCGCTGTAGATGCCGGCGTCCATCGCATCCTCGAGGCCCTTCTCGGCGGCGGCGATGTAGCTCTCGTAGACGTCCATCAGCTGGTTCTCACCGCTGTTGTTGAGGATCTCTTGGTAACTTAGGATAATCGGAATGACGCACATCTTCGGATCGAAGAAGGCGTCGTTGAACAAATCAATCGCGGGGTTCAGCAACTGATCGTAGCCGCTGTACCATTGCGCGGATTGCTTGCCGATCTGCAGCGTCTGGCGGATCTTCGGGCCGGAGTAGGTCTGCCACAGACCTTTCCTGCGCATCACCGCCAATAACGCGTTGTTGTTCGACACCAGATCCTGATAGCCGCTTGAGCGATCCTCGATCGCCATCGACAAGATCTGCTGGTAGGCCGCATTGGTCGTTACGTTGGGCATAATCGCCGCTCCATGGGTTCAGATGACTACAAGGCGCCGTTGACGCGACGGATCGCGTTGGCGACGGCCTCACGGGGTGACGCGCTTGGTTGTCTCGGTCGCGAAGTCCCGTTTGAGGGGCCGGCATCGCGGGTGCCTGAGATCGAGCGGTCAACGGGTCGGGTCTGAGCCGATGGGTTGCGGGTCTGAGCCGCGCGGGTGGCCGGGTAGAGCAAGTCTGCCCGCCGATAGGCTTCGTGAAGCGGGAAACCGAGCGCAATCTCGCGCTTGATCGCATCGCCCAGTTCGTCCAGCCGCGGATGGTTCTCGGCAAAAACGTCGATCTCCGACCGCGTCTGGATGAACTGCTGGTTAGTATGCATCTGTTGCACGGCGGCTTTCAAGCCACTGATTTCCTGGTGCAGCGCGCCAATTTGCTGGCTGGCCGCCTGCTGCTGGTTGCCCATCTGCAGCTGCCGGAGCTGCTCCGGGGACTGCGAGAGGACGTGGTAGGCGATGTCGCGGAAGCCGATGCGCTGGCCGTCGGGCGTGCGCAGGTTCAAATTGTTGACGATCATGTCGAGGCCGGCGACCGGGTCGGCGCGCAGCTTCTGCTCCATGCCGACGTAATTGGTCAGCGCCGTGTTCAGATCAGTGCCGTGATCCTGGGCCATCTTGTGGAAGTGCCGGATCTTCGACATCTCGTCGAAGTCGTTTTTGTAGACCTTGTAGGCCTTTACGAACTCCTCCTGCATCCGATGCACCTCGCCGCGGACGCTCTCGGGCGCGGCGCTCCACTCCGCCTTGGCGCGCTCCGAGAACCGCCCTGGTGAGGTGGCGTATGGCGCGTGCGCGGGCAGCGGCGCAGGCTGCGTGCGGTTTTGCGTATTTGCGTGCGTATTTGCGTGCGGTTGCGCGCCAGTTTGCGCAGCGTCCGGCTGGCGCGGCGCGAACCGGCCGCGGTCGCGCGGCTGGTCGTCCGGCCGGCGCTTCAGGTCGAGCCGTTCCGGCGGCGTCTCCTCGGGCGGGTTGTTATGCCCCGGCCGGGCCTCGGCGGCCTTAACCGGCGGCGTTTTCTGGGGCGCCGCTTTAGGTGTGTTGCCGGCGGCGCGGTCGAACGCCCGCTGGATCGCCTCGCGGCGGCCGTCCGAGCCGGATTGCGGCTTGTCCGGCGCCTGGGAGCCGACCGGGTTCGGGCTGTTGACCGGGTTGGGGTTGATCGGCACCTCATGCGCCGGTGCTGGGCTACTGGCAGGTGTGGGAGAGGGTGGCGCGGACGTAACGCTGGTATCTGACATGATTATTTCCCCGATTTACGGTCTGCGTGACCGTGATTGTTGGTTGATGTTACCCGCACGGACCATCTCGATCGCCTTCTTGATCGAGGCTCGACGACCTTCTGCCGCCGCACGGGTCTGGGACAGCCGCACCCGCGGCTTTGGCTTCTCGTTGCCGACCTCGGTCAGGCCGAGCTGGCGACCGACCTTTCTGAAGGCTGATTTGCTTGTGTAGAACCGGCCGTCGACCTGCTCCGTCGGCGGCATGATGTCGGAGATGACGAAAGGCAGCGGCATGTTTTCGGCCCGCTGCTTTTCGTGTCGGGCCTTTTTGACCCGCCACCGGCCGGGCTCGAACTCCTCCAGCTCGATCGTCATCGTTCTCCCCGCCAGATCGCGTCTAGCACCGCGTAGTCGTGGTCGGCATGGACCGGCAGGTAGCCGAGGCGCATCCACATCGCATAGTGCCGGTTGACCCGGTACATGCCGAGGCAGTAGCGCAGATGCCGGATGATCGGCCACCGCTTCACTTCGGGTTGCCTCCTGTAGTCGACACCACGACGAACGTCACCGGGATGCCGCCGGCGGCGACCTTGGTCACCGCGCGCCC